GGGATGACCCGGCCGCCGTGGTGGCGCGCTTCACCGCCGCCGGGCGTCCCCTGCCGGTCGACTGGGAACACGCGACCGAGATCCGCGGCCCCAAGGGCCTGCCTGCCCCGGCGGCGGGATGGATCACCGAGCTGGAGATCCGCGACGGCGCGATCTGGGGGCGCATCCAGTGGACCGAAGCGGGCGCCGCCACGGTCGCCGCGCGCGAGTACCGCTTCATTTCCCCGACCTTCTATCACCGCAAGGTCGATGCGGTGGTCACCGAGCTCACCGGCGCGGGGATCACCAACAAGCCCGCCCTGACGATGGAGGCGATGGCCCGCGCCGTCGCCGAAGCCGCCCCGGAACCCGAACCCGACGCCCCCGAAATGGAGAACACGATGACGCTGTCCGCCATCGCGAAAGCCCACGGCCTGCCCGAGACGGCGACCGAGGCCGAGATCATCGCCGCCGCCAACAAGGCCCGCGCGGCCGCCGAAGCCCCCGACATGGCCCGGTTCGCCCCGCGCGCCGAGCTGGCCCAGGCCATGGCCCGCGCCGAGACCGCCGAGGCCAAGCTGGCCGAGATGCAGGACGCCGCCCTGGCCGCCGCGGTCGCCGCCGCTGTCGACGAGCAGATCGAGGCGGGCCGGATCGCCCCCGCCGCGCGCGACTTCTACGAGGCCGCCTGCCGCGCCCAGGGCGTCGACGCCTTCAAGGCCGCCGCCGCCGCGCTGCCGGCCGTCGGCGCGCCGCAGAAGCGCAAGGAAGATCCCGCCGCGCCCGCCGCGGGCGGCGGCGCGGGCGTCCAGTCGCTGAGCGCTGACGAGCTGGCGGTCTGCCGTGCGACCGGGCGTGACCCGGTCGAGTTCGCCAAGAACAAGGCCGCCCAGGCGGCGGCGTCCTGAGCGCCTGACAAGGAGAGCACCCCATGGCTGCCATCACCAGCGGTTTCCTGACCGCGCTTCACTCCGACTTCAAAACGGATTTCGCGAACGGGCAGGCCCGGGCCGAGGCCGAATGGGCGCGCATCGCGTCCGAGATCAAGTCGACCAGCGCCAAGAACACCTATGGCTGGCTCGGCAAGTTCCCGAACCTGCGCGAATGGGTCGGCGACCGCGTCATCAACGACATGAAGGCGCACGCCTACGAGATCGCCAACAAGTCCTACGAAGGCACCGTCGGCATCGACCGCGACGACATCGAGGATGACGAACTCGGCACCTACGGCCCGATGATGGAGGAGATGGGCTACGCCGAGAAGGCGCAGGTCGACGAGCTGGTGTTCGGCCTGCTCAAGAACGGCGATGCCAACCTCTGCTATGACGGGCAGAATTTCTTCGACACCGACCACCCGGTCTATCCGAACCACGACGGCACCGGCGTCGCGGCGACCGTGTCGAACTACACCGCCGGGGCCGGCGACGCCTGGTATCTGCTCTGCACCAAGCGCCCGCTCAAGCCGCTGATCTACCAGAACCGGCGTGCGGCGGAGTTCGTCACCAAGTTCGACCCGCGCAACTCGGACCACGTCTACATGTCCAAGGAGTTCCTGTGGGGCGTCGACTGCCGCCGGGCCGTCGGCTACGGCTTCTGGCAGTTCGCCTATCGTTCCGAGGCCGCGCTCAATTCGGACAACCTGCAGGCCGCTTACGAGGCGATGATGGGCTTCAAGGGCGACGGCGGGAAGCCTCTGGGGGTCAAGCCGGACCTGCTGGTCGTGCCGCCCTCGCTCGACGGCGCGGCGACGGTCGCCGTCAAAAACATGTTCGACGCCGCGGGCGCCAGCAACAAGACCTACCAGAAGGTCGACACGCTGACCTCGCCCTGGCTGGACTGATGGGAGGGGCTGACATGATTTCCGTTCGCGCCACCCAGGCCACCCGCTTCCGCGCCGGTCGCAAGTTCACCCCCGAGCCCGTCCTGGTCGACCCGGCCGAGCTGTCCGAGGCCGAGCTGGCCGCGATCAAGGGCGATCCCGTCCTGGTCGTGACCGACGCCCCGGCGCCCGAGCCGGAGCCGGAGCCGGAGCCCGAGGCGAAGCCGGAACCCGAGCCGGAGCCCGAGCCCGAGCCCGAGGCGAAGCCCGCCCCCAAGCGCCGCAAGCCCGCGGCCTGATCTGACGGCGCGGCGGGTCCGCCCGCCGCGCCGCAATCCGTCCTGGAGCCGCCATGCCCTACGCCGCCCCCGCCGACATCGAAGCGATCTACGGCGCCGACACGCTGGCGCGGGTGGCCGACCGCGACTTCGACGGCGTCGCCGACGTCGCCGCGGTCGAAACCGCTCTGCAGCGCGCCTCGGACGAGATCGACGCCCACCTGGCCGCGCGCTATGAGCTGCCGCTCGCCAGCGTGCCGCCCGTTCTCGTGCAGCTCTGCGTCGACATCGCCCTCTATCGCCTCGCCCAGTCCGGCGCCGTGCGGACGGACGAAGACCGCACCCGATACGAGGACGCCATCGCCTTGCTGGGCCGCATCGCCGCGGGCAAGGCCGCGCTGCCGCTGCCGCCCTCTGGCGACCCCGACGACCCCACCGCCGACCAGGGCCCGCGCCCCATCGTCACCAGCGGCCCCGAGCGGGTCTTCACGCGCGAAAAGATGCAGGGCCTCTGATGGCCGGGGTCGGGGTCACATACGACGTCGACGGCCTCGCCGGGATCGAGGGCGCGCTGCGCAGCCTCGGATCCGCCGATGCGCGCGTCGAGGTGCTGGAGGTGGTGGGCGCCATCGCCGAAAGCGCGGCGCGCGAGCGCATCGCCGACACCAAGACCGCCCCGGACGGCGAGCCTTGGGCCCCGTGGGCGGCGCGCACCGCCCGCCGCCGCCAGGACCGCCATTCGCTGCTGAGCTTCGAGGGCGATCTGGCCGACAGCCTCGGCTGGGAGGTCGCCGCCGACGGCTCGCAAGTCGAGATCGGCAGCCCGCTGGTCTATGCCGCCGTCCACCAGCTCGGCTCCGAGGAAGACGACCCGCACCCGATCCCGGCGCGGCCCTATCTGGGCTTCTCGCCCGATGACCAGGCCGCCGCTGAAGCTGCCGTCCTGGCGCGCCTGACCCGCCTTCTGGAGGGACGCTGATGCCCACGCCGATCCTGCCCCAGATCCCGCAGCGGATCGCCGACGAGGTCGCCGCTGCGATGCCTGACCTTGCCAGCTGCGAGCCCCATTCCGGGCGCTTCGACCTGCGCGAGCTTCAGGCCCTCGGCGCCCGCGCGCCCGCGGTGCGCGTCGGCGTGCTCGGCCTTGGCCGCGCCGCAGAGAAGGGCGGGCCGATCTGGGAGCATGAGGTGCAGCTCGCCGCCTATGTCGTCACCCAGGACCGCGCGGGGCTGGACCGTGCCGCCGCAGCCCTCGCCATCGTCGAGCGGCTGGTGGAGCTGGTCCACGCCGCGCCGTGGATCGGCGACGACATGGGCCCGCCCGAAGGCGTGTCCGCCGACAACCTCTACGGCGCCGGGGCCCGCGCCCAGGGCGTCGCGCTCTGGGCCGTCGTCTGGCGTCAGGCCGTGCAGATCGGGGCGCGGCCGGCCCATGCCGGAGCGTTGCCGGCGGACTGGTATGTCGGGGGCCTCGAGGCCGATGGCGCGCCGGTGCTGCTCGACCCGGGGGCGGGCGCATGAGCCGCTTTGACCTCGCCGACCATGACCGCCGCCTGGCGGGGATCGTCCGCGTCGGACGGGTGGAGGAGACCACGGGCGAGACGGTGCGCGTGCGCATCGGCCCGATCCTGACGCAGCCCCTGCCGGTCGCCATGCCCGCCGCGGGCCGAGTGCGCGCCTGGGCGCCGCCCAGCATCGGCGAGCAGGTGCTGGTATTGGCGCCGGGCGGAGAGCCCGACGGCGCCATCGCCATCGCCGGGATCTACTCCGACGCCGCGCCCGCGCCGTCGGATGATCTGGACGAGACGCTGATCGTCTGGCCCGACGGCGCCCGCGCCGCCTATCACAGCGCCGAGGGCCGCATGACCGTCGAGCTGCCCGCGGGCGCCCGGCTGGACGTCACGGCGCCGGGCGGGGTGCATATCGAGGGCGACGTCATCGTCTCGGGCGATGTGGTCGCCGACGGCGTCAGCCTGAAATCCCATGTCCATGGCGGGGTCCGGCGCGGCGACGCCGAAACCGACAAGCCGAGCTGAGGAGCGACCATGTCCGAGCCCGTCAAGATCAACTGCATCGCCACCCGCGACGGCTGGGCCGCAGGGCGCTGGCGGCGTGCCGGAGAGCTGGTGCAGCTCGCCGCCCGGGATCTGCCCTATGAACCGCTGCTGGAGCGCGCGCCCAAACCGAGGCGCAAGCGCAAGGCCGCCGCGCCCGCCGTCCAGGACGGGGGCCGCGCCTGATGCACGGGGTCGACGCCGTGACCGGCCGGGCCCTCGATGGCGAGGGGCACCTGGCGCAGTCCATCACCGACATCCTGACCACGCCGCGCGGCTCGCGCGTGATGCGGCGCGACTACGGCTCCGACGTGCCCGCGCTGCTCGACGCGCCCATGAATGCGCAGACGCTGCTCGACTTCCGCGTCGCCGTCGCCGAGGCGCTGCAGCGGTGGGAGCCGCGGGTGACCCTGGATCGGATCGAGGTGATCGAGGCCGGCCCCGACGGGCTGCTGGTCGAGCTGAGCGGGACCTGGACCGACCGAGCCGCGGATGGCGGCGCGACCATCGAAGGGGCGCGCGCCCAGGCCGGCGCGCAGGAGGTGACGCTGTGACCGCCACGCTGTTCGACGCCGTCGACCTGGACGGACTTCCGGCGCCCGACGTCCTGGAAGATCTCGACTATGAAGCCGCGCTCGCGCAGGTGCTGGGCGAGTTCCAGGCGCGGTATCCGGCGTTTGACGCGCTGGTCGAGAGCGACCCGGCGATGAAGGTGGCCGAGGCGGTCGCCTATGTCTGGCTGCTGGCGCGCGCGCGGGTCAACGATGCCGCGCGGGCCGTGATGCTCGCCAGCTCGACCGGCGCGGACCTCGACCACCTCGCCGCGCTGTTCGGCCTCTCGCGCCTGACCGTCGCCGCTGCCGACCTGACCGCCATTCCGCCGCGGGCGGCGGTGATGGAGACCGACGCCGCGCTGCGCCGCCGGGTGCAGCTGAGCCTTGAGGCCGCGACCGCGGCGGGCACCGCCGGGCGCTATCTGTTCTATGCCCTGGGCGCGGACCCGCGGGTCCGCGACGCCGCCGTAACTTCGCCGACGCCGGGTCTGGTGCTGATCACGATCCTCTCGGCC